GCACTCAATATTTAGTTAATTATAAATATGAAGATAATAATTATGTCTCTCAAGTTGTATTCAGTAGTGATTTTGAACTATTAGATACCAAAAAAGGAACATATACTATTGAAGTTTTTTCATACAACCTTTCTCTTACTTTATCTGTTAATCCTGCCACTACAACATTTGTAGCACAAGGTAAAACTGCTTTACCCGAAGATGTTTCTAACTTAACTTTAGAGCCAATAAATGAACAATTTGTAAGATTGAAATTTAAGCAAGCAACTGCAATAGATGTTTTACATGGTGGTCGAGTTTATGTAAGGCATACAAATCAAACAGGTAATAGTGCAACTTTTCAAGCTGCACAAGATGTCGTTGAGGCAGTTGCAGGTAGTTCAACGGATGTAATTTGTGCTGCATTGCCAGGAACTTATTTACTAAAATTTCAAGACGATGGTGGTAGATTTAGTGAAAACGAAGCAAAAGTAAATTTATCTTTAGTAGATATACTTGATTCTATTGTTGTTAAAACAGATAGAGAAGATACAGACGGAACACCTTACAACGGAGCAAAGTCTAATGTTTCTTATGATGCTACTCTTGGGGGCTTGAAACTTACAAATCCTTCGTCTAATGCTACTGGAACGTATGATTTTGTAGATACTCTTGATCTAGGTGGTACATTTTCTCTTACTTTGAAAAGGCATTTTCAAGGTGAGGGATTTTATGTTGGAGATGAGTTTGATAACAGAACGGATTTTATTGATACTTGGACAGATTTTGACGGAACAGTTGCTAATGATGCTAATGCAAAAATAGCAGTCCGAACCACAACAGATAACCCTAGTAGTTCACCTACATATACATCATTTAATGATTTTAGTAATGGTGTGTTTAAGGGTAGAGGTTTTCAGTTTAGGATTACTTTAGAAACTGCTGACGTTGCTCAGAATATGAATTTACAACAAGCAGGTTATACAGCAACAATGCCATCAAGAACAGAACAATCATCTGTTATTGCATCTGGAGCAGGAGCAAAGGCAGTTACATTTACAGCACCATTCTTTGTTGGAACGTCTGCACTTGGTAATCTGAATAGTTTCTTACCTTCTGTTAATATTTCTCCTCAGAATATGGCTACAGGTGATTTCTTCGAGCTTTCAAGTATATCTGGAACTGGCTTTACAGTTCATTTTAAAAACTCAAGTAATGCTAGTATTGATAGGAACTTTACCTACAGTGCTGTTGGTTTCGGCAAAGGAGGGTAACATGGAGGAAAATAGTTATTAACTATGGCTGACGTAACAAACTATACAATAGAAAATGCCTCTGGAGCTAACGTCCGTATTGATTTAAATGCTGTCTTTGCTGCGATCCAATCTAGTAATTCTAAGTCTTCTGATTTAGCTTCAAGTCAATGTGTGGCAGGTATGCCTTTTCTTAATACCACTACAAATATTTTAAAGATAAGAAATAGTTCTAATGGTGGTTTTACTGAGATAGGAAATATAGATCAGGCTAATTTAGGTTTATTATCTAAAGCAGGTGGTACTATGACAGGTGCTTTTCTTGCTGATGATTCTGGAACAGCAAGTGCTCCTGCTTTAAGTTTTGATGGCGATACAGATTTAGGTTTGTTTAGAAAATCTGCCAACGTAATGGGATTTTCTTCCAGTGGTACAGAAAGATTGATAATGGATGCTAATGGATTGACGTTACAGGCTCAGAATGATCTTAGGTTTGCTGATGCTGATAGTAGTCATTTTGTAGGATTTCAAGCACCCGCTACTATTTCATCAAGTTTGACTTGGACATTACCTTCTGAAGATGCTGCTGTTTCTGGCTATGCCCTTGTTTCAAATGCAAGTGGTGTTTTAAGTTGGGCTGCTGCTGGTGCAGGTGCTCAAGGTGCTGGGAGTGACAATATTTTTTGGGAAAACGACCAAACAGTAACTCAGAGTTATACTATTAGTAACGGACAGAACGCTGGCAGCTTTGGTCCAATTACTATACAATCAGGGGTAACAGTTACAGTTGGTGCTGGTGAAACCTGGACAGTCGTTTAAATTATGAGCACATTAAAAGTCAACAGCATAATTCCAACTGGTGGAGTACCGACAGGTGGTGGTGGGGGTATAATTCAAGTTGTTATGGGAGAACAGAGAAATGTTGTTTCAACGACAGTAAATAGTCAAGCAACTTCAAGTAGTGCTTTATTATCTGCACAAATAACTCCACTTTCAAGCACTAGTAAAATCAAAATATCGGGGTTTCTTTCAGCAAGTGTTAGTAATGTAGATAATAATATATATTTAAAATTATTTAGAGGTGGGTCAGAAATAACAGCAGCTTCATCTAGTGTTCCTTTAAGTAATCAAGATTCTGCTCATTCTGCTGGTTATATAAGACGAGATTTTCAAACTTCTTCAATTCCTTTTCTCTTTTTCGATTCTCCAAATTCGACTTCACAACAAACATATCAAATATTTGTATCTCATTCGAGTGGCAGTAATTCAACTATTTATGTAAATCGAAACGATTACGATAATAATGATGGCACTCAAGCAAGGCTTGCAAGTTTTATTCTATTAGAGGAGGTGTCAGCATGATTACTTCCATGTATAATCTAATTAAAAACTAACTATGGGATTAGATCACAAAGCAATTTATAAAGCATACGCTGGAACAGTAGTTTCTATTGATGATGGTGCTGGTGCTTTTGATGCAAGCGGTAACTCCGTTTCTCTTGACCAAACAAAAATAAATGAAGCTAGAGCTACTTTAGATGCTGAAGCTGCTGCGATACTCTATCAAAAGCAGAGAACAGGTGAAGCTGGCACAACAGATACTATTTACGCTTCTATAGGCGATCAGCTAGATATGCAGTATAAAGACGCTGTTAATGGAACGACTACATGGAAAGATCACGTTGCAGCAGTAAAAGCTAAATATCCCAAGCCATGAGTACATTAAAAGTTAATGCTCTTACTAATGTCGCTGGTAATGCAGACATTACAGGTGTTGGTAAAATTCTTCAAGTAAAGCAAACAGTTAAAACAGATGTTGTGAGTGTAAGTGTTAATTCAAATACTTTAAGTGGTTCAGTTGGTTTAGATGTGAATATTACACCATCCAGTTCATCAAATAAAATTTTAATTCATAGCTGTGCTTGTGTCTCGGGTAATCATAGTGGAGAAACTCAGGGAATTATTTTATTAAGAGGAGGAAGTGTTATCACTGCTGCTTCTGGTGATGCGGATGGAAGTAGAGGCACAACAAGTTCTATGACTTTTAATGCGAATAGTGGTGGACAAGCTGCTGCTATACCTTTGCTTTTTTTAGATTCTCCAGCTAGTACAAGTCAACAGACATATTCAGTTCAATTAAAATATTTTGCTGGTAATACTCAAACAATGTTTTTAAACAGAGTCAGAAGTGATGATAACGCTCAATTTAGACCAAGATCAATGTCATCTATAACTGTTATGGAGGTAGCAGCATGAGCCAACTAAAAGTCAATTCAATCGTTCCTGTCGGTGGGCTGCCAAGTGGTTCTAATGGTGGAATAATACAGGTTGTACAGACAGTTAAAACAGATACTTTTTCGCAATCAAGTTTAGCTAAAGATACAATGACAGCTATTGTATTATCTCAGTCAATAACACCTTCAAGCAATGCAAATAAAATTTTAGTTAGGGTTGATCTAACAGTTGGTTGTAGTTCTGATGTAGGTATTTATTTAAACTTATTTAGAGGTTCTACGCAGATTTGTAGAGGTGATGCTAGTGGAAATCAACAACGAGTAAGTAGTTTTGGAGCAACAAGAAATGCTGATAGTCATGGTTATACTGGTATAACATTTTTAGACTCTCCAGCAACAACAAGTTCTACTACATACGGAGTTAAATTAAGTAATGCTGCTTTTAGTTCAGCAAGTGTTTACTTGAACAGAACAGATTCTGACCAAGATCAAAGTCAAATAGCAAGGGGTACTTCTGTTATTACATTAATGGAAGTAACAACATAATGGCAATCGCACCTGGAACATATAACATAACGATCCAAAGGAGATCAGATCATGTAGAAAATATCAGACTGACTGATAATAATGGAACGGCTATAAATCTCACAGGTTTCACCGTTGCTGCACAAGTTTGGAACGATGACAGGTCAACAAAGTTTGCTGATTGGACAGTAGCATATACAAATAGAACTAATGGTGAATTTAGTATTACATTAAGTTCAACGCAGACAACAACATTCACTCCAAACTTATTAGCTTACGATGTGTTAGTAGTTAATGGATCAGGACTCAAA